CAGCGGCATTAAGAAACCATTGTGGACCTTCGTGATATTCGGATACTCCATACCACGGAAATTGAGGGGTTACACAACGTTCCTCAATCTCTCCTTTGTAGTTTTTGTATGTGAAAGAGATAGGTTGATTGCGGACGACAGCTGCCAATCCGAGAGATACGGCGTCGATACCTTTTGTTGTTCCATACATTATCATTCTCCTAGCGGCGGCCGAACCGCTCCTTGAGTTCCTGCGCTCGGGTCTTGCCAGATGGCGGGGGATCATCGCGAGGTGGCGGATCAGCGCGGCGTTCCTGCTGTTGTTCCCTCCCGTTACCACTGTTGGCCTGCCGATCGGGGATTTCATCATCTTCAGGTGCAGTCTGGCGTGGTTCCTCGCGATTGGATGATGCCTGCCCGCGAGGCCGGAAGCCTGATGCAGGTCTGGCTTGCTCGCGATCATCGCCGTTGGATGCGCGTTGAGGTTCTTCCCTACGTTCCGGTTCCTTCTCCTTGGGCTTTTCTTCTCCAGTACCGCCGCCTTCAAACAGCTTCTGGATGTCATCATATTCCAGCCACATCAGCGTTTCTGGAAGTGGACATTCAACGACATAATCGAGAAAATCCTGATCAACCGATGACGGTCGGCGAGCGATCTGGATACCGACGTATTTGGTCGTAAGCTGGTCGCCTTGTTTCTCGAATGATACATCATACCCGTTCTCGGGATCGTCGATCATGTACAATTCACCCGTCCGCGGATCCTTGCAAATTTTGGTGATGTCGCGGTCGAGCGTCCAGGGCATGCGCCATACCATCGGCCCCTTCTTCTCATCCTTCCGATTGATCATCCAGACTAATACAGATTTACGAGAAGTCAACTCATCCTTGAGTTCAGTATCGCCAGCGCGCTCGGCACGTGCGCGCGCTTCGCAGATTGGGCACTTCTCTTGCTTCATCCCCTTCGCGAGACAGAGGACTGAGCCATTGTCCGGGCCGACGCCGTAGTGGATGTAGACATCGATCCCGTAGTGTTCGGGGTTTTCCCAGGTCGGCGGAAGGATGCGGATGAAGTTATCGCCCTTCTCGACCTGATACATCTGGTAATCGTCTTTTACGATCCCGACGAAGTCCCCACCACGTTGATTAGCGCGTTTATCCCATGCGCCGGCGTCACGTCGCTGATACTTAAACGCCATTTCTGTGCTCCTTCTTGTTTGTTCGTGACTTGTTGAAACTGTGGATGGATTGCATTACGCCAAGGGTCGTAATTCGCGCTACGATGTAGAGCGCAAATATAGCCATGATACCCGTGGCGATGTAGGCAGCGCCGACACCAACCATTTCAACATACTCCCAAAGTCGATCCATCAGATATATACTATCGCCGTCGAAACTTGCGTTCCTGCGCCATCTCCTGCCGGCGCTCTTCATAAACGCTGTTCTGGGTCATATAACCAGATACGATCAGTTCTGCATAACGCCGGAGCAGTGATGCCTTCTCGCGGTAGTTGTCAGCTAGTGCGGTCCAGTAGGCTACATCCTGCTTGAATTCATCGAGCTTGCGTTGTGCTGCCTGCACCTTCGGACGTAATGCCATCTGAGAGATAATCTTACTTTCCGATATCTTGTCCTCGGCCAACCGCATTAAACGTGCTTCATCGGCGATGACGATATCAAGTTCGTACTTGGCTGTATCGCGCATACCCATGACATCAACAGCGTGTTCGGATACAGATTGTAGGAGCATAGGGCACTCCATCAACTCTTCATCTAGCCGCAGCTTGTCAATGCCTACTTTGGCCTTGAGGTCGTTGTAGAGTTGGTTTGCATACATTTGGTTTACCTTCTTTGTTGTAATGCGCGTTCATTCCAGCCCATATGCCAGGAAAGACGTTGAATTGTTGGACTATTCGTACCGTGCGGATTTTCATGGAAACCTAAGCCGGATCGATGCGCTACTACGCCATCAGCAAAGGCATCAATGTTATAGTCCTGAAGGGTAGTATGCTCCTTCTTAAGTAGTTGAGCGAATTGATCTTCTTCGTCTGCCATCAACTACCTCCCCAGATCATGCGTCCGATTGCTGCAAGGAATGTGGCCTTCTTATCGTAGGTGTTAGCGGGAAACACCAAAGCATCGAGTAGCTGCCAGATGCGAGCGGCTGCCTTATCTTCTTCAGCGTTGATCATCGCACCCATGATGTAGCGGCCGGCTATCAGCGCGGTGTCTTCCCAGGCATCAGGCTCGATCCGTTCGATGATAGCCCGCATCACCTTCCAAGATGACTTGCCGGCAATCAGATGTTGAAGTAGGTCGATCAACGGATCGCCAGCTTCAATCAGTGCTAGTACCCGCTTGGCTTCCTCACGCGTCGGTAGATCATGAACCTTCTGCATCAGCGATAATGCGTTGCGCGGCGAACCTTGACAGGCTTGTACAACCATCTGAAAGATGTCAGGTCGAACTGTCCACTCCTCAAGCTCGCAGATTGCTGTTAGCAGATCCTCGATCTCGGTGGGCTTCAGTGGATTGAGTTGTACGTGATAGCAGCGCCCAATGATTGTAGGCGGCATCCTTGCAAGTTCTGTTGTGCAGAGCGCTAGGAACAGATGCGCTGGCGGTTCTTCCAGCAGCTTGAGGATCGCGTCGAAGGCTGGGCGGCTTAACCGATGGCATTCATCCACTAATAGCAAGCGGATGCCAGCGCCAGTCATCGACATGTACTGAGATAACTCAACAACCTGCCGCATAGCATCAACGCCGCTGTTGGATGCAGCATCGATCTCGTTGATATCAGCTTCCAGGTAATGCCCAACGATTCGGGCTAATGTAGTCTTACCAAGGCCAGATGGCCCGCTGAATAGGAAGGCATGTGGGCGGCTGGGGCTTTTCAGTACTCGTTGTAACGCCCCGATAGCTACATCATGTCCGAGGACTTGTGAGAAACTGTCGGGACGATATTTTGTTATGAGAGGGAGATCACTCACTCGTTTTCTTCTTCAATGCGCTGCTCTGTGCCATCTCGAAATCCTTCAAGCCATTCTTCAGATTCACCGCCCCAAACACCATCGTTGTATAAACCTGCTTTGTAGCCTTTAGCGTACTCGCTATCCTCCTTGTTATCATCTAGATCAGACATCTAAACTCCAAATGTTGGCAGCAGCGACGGGATTCGAACCCGCAAAGCCCTTCGGGGGCTCCATTGGATGCACAGTCCAAGACAAGTACCTTTCTTGCTACGCTGCTCTACGTTGATTTATAGGTGTTTGAGCATTTTTAATGCGCTCTTCGTTACGAGTTAATACTGCTTGTTTATCAACCATTAGTCGCCCAGGTAATCCCTTTGTTGGTGGCTTTATGCCAACTACAATAACCCCTGTAATCTGCTTGTTGAGTACCCATTGCCCAACCATTGTTTTTGAATATTCATCACCGCCCATTAACTCTGCGGCTTCATCTGTTGTAATATACCCAACAGGGCGTGAGGCGACTGTCTTACAGACATCGCGAGCTGACCGTCGCTTCTGTTTGGCTTTCTTTGCCTTGATTTCTTCATGGCGAGGTATAGGAGCCGGCTTATGCCAGGGAGGCATTACCTGTTGGGGCTGTTCTTTTACTTCAACAACTACTGGAGCAATAGGCTGCTCGACAACAGGTGCTTCTTCGCGTGGCGGCTGATAACCTTGTATCAGGTTTTCCCGCGCAATGATGCGGGCAGCGCGAACAAACGCCTTTACAAGCGTATCTTCTAGCGCCTTGAAGTCTTTGTCATCGAATAGTCGAAATTCCATCTCACACTAATCCTTTATCTTCGGCGAGCCAGCGAGGAAGCGTTAAGGTTCCGCTGCGCTTGGTAGTACCCAGATCAAGCTCGCACTGCGACTTGGGTACCCAGATATCCTTTTCTCCATTGACTGTCACAAGGAATGCAAACTCTGTCTCGTGAACTAGCGAGACATCCAGATCGACTAATTCTTCACCTTTGCGTGGCATCATGGAACCCAATCAGGAATCACTGTTAAGTAGGAACTGCGGTGAACTAGCATTTTGTTAATTGCATCCCAATCTTTTCGACGTACGCTGATGATAAGATAACTAGGCGTGATTGCGGGTTCGATAGCTGTAATAATCCACTTGTCTTCAAACATAATACTTTGGTTGATGGTCAAGAATTCAGCTTGGCATAGTAGCATGGATTAAAACTCCCGTTTCTAATAGAGATATACTACCTGATGTAGTCCCCGGTAAATACTTCTCGCTCTACAAACGCATCCCAACTCTTCCCGACCTTGACCTCAACTGATAGCGGCACAATCTGAAATGGATAACGTACTGCTACTAGTTGTTCGGCGATAATCTCGATGTAGGCTGTCAGCAGATCAGGCTCTTCCGGTAGGATGAAAGTCAAGTCGTCATGGATGTTGATGCGAGGGAATAGGTAGGGATCGTTATGTTCCTTAGCTAACGCATAGCAGGCGTTTTGGGCGTCGATTACCAAGTGAGCAGCTGTCCCTTGTATTGGCGAGTTGAGAGGCTCGTTCAGCCACAGGATAGCATGTCGCTCCATCCCTGTAAGTAGTGTAATGCTGCCGGTATCCATGTACTCCTGGCGGCGAGCTTTAACCCATTTACCGACACCTGGGTACTCATACCAGAATTCAGCTAGTAGGTCACGGGTGATGCGTAGAGGCATCCCAGTGCGGTCAGCGCACGCCTCAGCCGTTGATCCAAAGAATGAAGCAAATACGAAATCTGACTTGATGATGTCGCGACCACCTTTTAGAATCTTATCTTCTTTTGTTTCGTTGGTTTTCAGAGCTAGCTGATCGATGTAAGCTGGGTGCATGTCCAGCGCTCGATCCCGCCACTTAGAATGAATATCGATCTTGTTGATAATGGATGGACATAAACCTTTGCATGCACTGGCAAACCCAAATACACGTGCTTCAAGCTGGCCATAGTCGAATGAGACCAAGAGATGATCTGGTGGCGCTACAATTTGCTTCCGAAGCTCGCGATGGCGCCGCTTCGGAAAGTTCTGTACGTTAGGCGATTCGCTGCTGAGCCGGCCAGTAGCTGTTAGCATAGTGCTGTAGGATGGGTGTAGTCGATGATCGATGTTATTCTTGTGTGCTGCTAGCACTGGTTCCACGTATGTTGAAACCTGCTTTGATGCCTCGCGATAGTCAAGTGCCGCCATTGCAAGCGGATTATCGCCAGCCGCTGATCGTAGAGTATCTTCATCTGTATTCCACTGCTTGCCCGTCTTCGGCAACTTGACTCGTCCGAACTCAACCAATGCATCGCCGACGTGCTGGGCTGATGCTATGTTGAATTCAATTTGTTTGGTAGCTTGGAACTGCCTCACCTCATAAATCTGGCTAGCAGACTGTTGAGCTGTCGCTGCCTTCCCACCCCATTCATCTTTCAAGGCAAGGGAAGCGGCTTCATCGATATCTAGACCCATCAACTCCATTTGGGCTGTTGACCTGATCCCGCCCAGCAAGCGCTGGTAGTTACTTTCCTTGACCTTATCGCGTAGCTTCTTCACAATGATAGCGCTGGCCCAAGCATCAATCCCGTTGTAGGGTAGAATCTTGGATAGCGGCTCGCTGGCCATGTTATGAAGGTTGACCTTGCTCAGCGTTTTGACATCAACTCCGATATGGATTCGCGACAGGATGTCAAGACCGAGGATTGTCTCGCGCGCATGATATAACCGTCCGCACGCCATGCTATCATCAAAGTCGTGGGGCTCAAACGGAATGTTGTGCTTTTGTGCGTAGAACAGCATCCAGGTCAATTCCATGATTGCGTTATGCGCAATCCACTGACGCTCGGATGCTACATAGAGTAGGAAGGCTAATCCCCAGTCGGACGGCGTTTCCGGGTGATCGATTGGAAACGCCATTGTTAAATTACCATCGCTGATAGCGGCTGTCAGTAAAGCACTGTCATGTTGGTATGGGCGTAGGTTTTGCGTTTCAAGATCAATTGCTACTGGGCTATTCATCTTGTCCAGTATGGAGATGGCTTCTTCCATTGAAGTAGGAACGATGACAGCAGCGGGATCAGGTTGTATAATCTTCGCTGGCGCCCACTTGTCCATTGATTGGAATAGACACTTGATGTCAGATCGAAATACCGCGTAGGCCGGCGAGCGTTCACCGCCAGATCGGAGGACAAAGCTAGGATGTAGTACAGGCCAATACCACAGCGTCTTGTTACCAATCTGAACAGGGAAGCGAGTACCATGGATGCGGGTAATCGCTTGTCTAGGTAGATAGCGCTGCAATGGGACTGATCCAATCCCGAGGATAGCCTTGAAGTTGTATTTGGCGATATCCTCTTCCAAGTAGATGGAACAGGCATGTACATCCTTAGCAGATGGTGTATCGTTGGTGCGGGATGGGCGGCAGCGTACGGCGTTTTGATACGCTACCCGATCAAGCTCGCGGCCAGGAATGGCGCGGCGTAACATCTTCCCACTATCGCCTACGAATGCGGCTCCATCTCTACACTCCTCAGCGCCTGGAGCTTCGCCGAGTGCGAGTACATCAGGATCTTTGATGTTTCCTGATATCGGCATTTGGGGTGTTGTAATCCAGGACCAATTCTCACGCAAACCACAAGCCTCACAGCCGCGCGCTGCATTGGTCAGGTCTTTATCTAGTTTCCCTGATGAAGCAGCGCGGGCGGGGCGCTTACGCTCAACTATTTCCTTGGCGGCGGCTTGCTCGTTGATTTGGAAGAAGCCCATACTACGCGCCAATCGCCTGTTGAATTCTAGCTACATAGTGCTGGGCGAACGCGACTATGTATCCGCTCCCATCGCGTGATAGTTTATATGGAACGTGATGAGCAACCAGCACCAGAATCAGTTGGCGAGCGTAGCGCTTAGTCATGATGTTCCTCCATCATGCGTTGCTAAGTAGTGATCAGCCTTTGAGACAACATCGATCCGAATATTTTTCCACATCTTTTCGTAGGTTTCAATGCATTCCCATTGCTGCTGCAAGAGGCCATCACTTGGATGGCACCCATTTACTGTGACTAGCCAGCGGAGATGCATGGTTGGTCGCCATGTGAGTTTTGGCATTGAGGTTCCTTACTGGGTAAGCGTGGCTATCCATTTAGTAACACTCCCTGATCCACAACAGACTTTACAATGTCCATTAGAGTCTACCACTGGGTGTATACATGGGACCATCATAGCTGCGCACGGTCCAACTGTAAGTTCTCCGCCTGCCATCCCTTCAAGTGCAAGTTTATTGCGCCATAATTCTTGTGCTAACTGCATGATACGGCCATAGCCGATTTTATCGCCAAGTTCTTGTACTTTGGCTTCTTCGCTCATGTAGGTTTATCCTTCCGCCCGCTAATGTAGTAGTTGAAGGGAGGTGCCTTTCCAGTTAGTACAATTACGCCGCGTTCGATGTGGTCCAACCCGATATGCGTACTATGGGCCAGCGCGCGGGCTGTACGATTGGCTTCAAGCATGATCGGCGGCAGATCGGGCACATCTAACCCATCGACCAAATAATACTCCTCTGATGCCGACGCGCCTTCCAAGAACGATAACGACATCGCACCTGCAACAGCCTCCAAGGCAACATGGGCATGTTGTTTGTTCTCTGCCAGCGCAGCGGCTCGCTTGATGAAGGCGGCGATGCGTTCCTGAGGAATTGGCGCTAATACTTCGCACTCCGGGAAGCTAT